GACACGTCACGCCGAACGGCGCTCGCGACGGCGACGATGGTGGCCTGCTTGACGTCGTCTGGCACGCTGGCGAAGCCCCAGGCGCCCGCGATTCTAACTTGCGCGTAGCCAAAGAACCGCGCGGTGTTCGACTGGAAGAGGTTAGCCAGGTTGCCCGCTAGCCGCACCGATGTGTAAACGCCATGAACCGGCGTAACAGGGTGAAGCTGATAGTCTGAGGTCGCCGTCAAAGTTAGCGGCGCGGCGTCTTCGGGGTGAAGCGTCAGCGCCGTAACTGACCTCAGGTCGTAAGGCGCCAGCTCCAGCTTCAGCGAGCCAACGTCAAGGCGGAACGTGCGCGTGGCGGTGGCCGTGGTTGGCGCGAACTCGCGCTGCGTCCACGCCATGATGGCGGCGCTCAGTGGCGTGATGGTAGCGCTGATTAGGGCGTCGCGCGATGTGTCGGCGGCGGGCAATTCTAGGAACGCCCGAACCTCAGCCAGCGTACAAAGATCGTTAGCGGCCATCTAGCGCTCCGCCACCTGGCGCGGCGCTGGGCGCTTGGCCGCCCTGGCGGCTGGCGCGCGGCCTTCTTCGCCCAGCCTGGTCAGGATGCGCTCAACCTGGGCGCGGCGCTTAGCGCTGGCCGTAGTGTCACGCTCATGGATGAGTGCTTTGATGTCTACGGCTTCGGTCTTCATCTTAGTCTCCTGGCTTGGCTTCGTGCTGCTATGCGGCGGCGAGGAATCGAACCTCGCCAAGCCCCGTTACAAGAGGAGTGTAACGCCAGGGCGCCGCGGTACTACGTCCTTCCGGGTCAGCCTAGAACGAAGGCGTGACCAAGCCGGTTCCGGTGATGGCCGAGATGGCCTTCGGACGGCGACCCTGGATCTGGGCGTAGTAGTTGAACAAGCGGAACCGAACCTGAAGCGTCCCGGAGAGCACGTCACGGAACGTATCGAGATACGGTCCAGCGGCGTCTTCGTAGATGTACAGGTTTGGCGCGGCTACGACCAGGATGGAGTCCTGGTTGGTTCCCGCTCCGGTGTTCGTTGGGATGTTGGCCGACGTGAGAACCGGCAGCCCTTGGATCTGGCCAACTGCGCCCTCGGCCGCCCCGTTGTTCGTGCCAGCGGCGTTCATTGGCGCGTACGGGGTGATGAGTGGGCGGTTGGTTGAGTCAGACGCAGCGAGGATGAACGCCCAGCGACGCGGATGCATAATGATATGCGTCGGCGCCTCAAAGATGTTCGTCTGGATCTGCTGAATGGCGTCAGCAATCTTGGAGTACAACTCAGCTACCGTCGGGCTTGAGTCCGTGTAGGTGACCGAGTTGATTCCGCTCAACTGGAGCAGACCCTTGCTGTTCGTTGTCGATGAGTTCAAGACCGCGGTCTCGAGGCCACCTGCGTAAGCGCGCGTCAAGTCAGCAAAGATGACTTGGTCAACGCCAGGGATAGAACGGTCAACGAGCTGCTGCGACACGTTCTGGATTCCCGCAATGGTCTGTACGGCGCCAGTGATGGTGCCGAACGTGGCTGCCGTATCCTGGGCTGCGCTAGCCTCAGTTTGCGTAGCTACGGCTGTGCCGGTGTCCATTGTTGGAATGTTGATGCTGTCCGTGTTAGCGGGCAGCGGCTTGGTGCCGATGGCGTCGACGACCTTACGGCCAGGGCGTGCGAGCGTAACGAACTCGTCCTGGAGGTAGATCGGCGGAACCAGGTAGCCACCATCGCCGTCGGTTCCCGATACCAGCGAGCTGGTGCGGTTCTCGACGAGCATCTCGTTGGCGTGGCGCTCAAGGCGGGCAGCGGCTGAGCCGTTACCCTTCTGGGCGGCAACCAGGTCGCGGAAGATGCTGTTCGGCGCGTGAGCCTCGTAAGTCAGCGGCTCCGCTGTTACTGAGACGTCAGCCTCAGGTGCGGCGGCCTCTGGCTCAACTGGCAGAGCGCTACGAGCTTCAGCGACGCGCTCAGCGCGTTCAACGGCTTCGCAGGCGCGCTTGTGAGACGCGTCAGCGTCGTCGAAGTCGCCCTGAAGGGCGTCCAGGTCAGCGTCAGTGGATGGCTGCTCCAGCGCTGCGGCAGCCTCGGTCATTGCTTCGAACGCGGTGTGAACCGCGCCCCGTAGTTCGGTGATGTCGGAAGGCATTGTGCCTAACCTTTCTGTCGGGTTTTTGCGGATGCGAGCGTCAAGCGCCGCTTTGCTCTCGAGAACTGCTCAAGCTCCCGAGCCTTGCGCGCTTCATGCGCTACGTCATCGGCGCTGGCCTCGCCCGTGGGCGGCTCCAGCGTTGGTTCCGAATCAGCAGTCAAGTCTGAGTCCCTAACCGATTGGGCGTCGGTTTGGAGGTAGGCCGGTGATGTGACGAGGCTCACGTCGTGAAGGCGGTTGACCTCCAGCACGCGGCGTAGAATGGTGCCGTCTGAGCGCTCTTGCCAGTCATCCGACGCAACCGTGAAGGCAAAGCTCATCTGGGACACGTCGCCCCTGCGAACCACCTCACGGAGGTCACGAGCGTATTGAGTGTCAGGCGCCATGAAGTGCGCGTGAAGGCCGCGCGGGTCTTCCCGTAGCTCCAGGGTGTTATTCGTGGTGCGACCGAGGACGTAGTTGGGGTCATGGTTGAAGAGCGCAACGGTGTCCTGCTTGGCGTCAAGCGCCTTCCTGAAGGCGCCGCGGGCGATGACCTCAGTGAAGCCGCCCAGGTCTTGCGACTCACGGTCAAAGACGGCGGCGTGACCACGGAAGACGGGCGCGCCATTCGTGGCGTCTGGCTCGGTGTCATCAACGGTAATGGGAGCGGTCATCTCGCGGCGCTCAGGAATGGTAACGGTGCGCGTAACGCCCGTGGCTGAGCGTAGCTGAACCTGGTTGCCGGAGCGGCTCTCAACGCTCAAGGCGGCGGCGCGCGGCGAAGTCATCTCCGCTGGTTCTTCGACTTCGTATTCTTCGTCGCCGCTACCGTCAGCGGCGATGGCCGCCTTCAATGAGTCTAGCTCCATGGCCGCGGCGGCCAGGTGGGCGCCAAGCCTTTCGGCGCAGGCCGCCATGGTTTCGTCGCCAGCCTCTTGGTCAACGGCCGCGTAGGCGCCCTCATTGGCGGCTGGGTCTTCGGTCATCATTACGTCGCGATGGTCAGGCATGTTGGCTGGTTTATCCTTGTCCGGCTACGGAGCCGTTGTCGGGGTTGGTCGGCTGAAGGTTTGGCGCCCCGCCGACTGGCGTGGTTTGGAGTTCGTCGGCGCCTGGCTGATCTAGTGGAGGCATGTTCTCTAGGCCGCGAATCTGGTTGGCGGTCAGCCAGCCAGCCTGCCTGCCCTTGAGGTAAGCCTCGTAGCGGTCTTTGGTTGTTGGCCTCAAGATGGCGTCAGCCAAGAACTCAACGCGCAAGTCGCCAGCCTTGGCTCCGAAGAGTTGCTGGTCGGCCTTGAGCGCCTGCTCAATGCGGCGTAGCCTGGGCGACAGGTGGAACTTGAGGAAGTGGTCAGCCAGGTTCTCAGCGGCGCCAGGCGCCATCTGCTCAGCGACGGCGATGAGGGCTGGCGGCACGCTAAAGATTCGGGCGATCTGCTCCATGCCGAAGCGCTGGCTCGTAATGAACTCGGCGTCAGCCAGGCTGATAGGCAGCGTGACCAGGTCAGCGCCGCCACCTAGTACGGCGGTCTTGTGGCTGGAGGCGGCGCCCGCGTGCTGGTCGTCCCAAAGGTCAGTCATCTCCCGAGCCTGCTCTTTGGTCATGGTGTTGGGCATCTTGAGGACTACGCCTGGGCGCGCGTCATTCTGGAAGAAAGCGTTTTGGAAACGGTTCAACGACTGGACGGTGGCCAGCGTATCGCGGTGCTGCTCTATTGGGCTGGGCGCGACGAGCTTCCCGTTGCTGGTGAAGCCGCGAATGTGGAGCACGTCTTTGCGCGTCAGGTTCTTGAGGCGCCCCTGCGGGAGCGTGAGGTCGTAGGTCAGCTCGCCGGTGCGGCGGTCTTGGCTCACCTTGACGTTCCCAGCCGGTACGCACCGTAGCTCAACCACCTGGCCGCGGCTCATTGTCTTGTGAACGTAAGCGTTGCCGAAGCCCTCGATTGAGGCGCTGATGTCAGCCATCAAATCAAAGGCGGTTTGGTCTGAGTTTGGCGCGTCGTGAAGCAGCTGGTACTGAAGCGAATCCGTCGCCGGTTCCATGTCGGCGCCGTGGTAGATCTTCAGTGGCATGGCCGCGATAGTCTCTGACACAAGACGGATGCAAGCCATGACGGCGGGCAGCGCTACGGCCTGGGTAGCGGTGACGTTGTTGCCAAAGGCCAGGCGGTTGACGGGAGCCGGTACGGCGCTGGTTCCAAACTCAGCGAACCTGACCTCGCGGTCGCCCTGGGCGGTTTGGAGCCTCATGACGCCAGCACCTGAACCAGGACGACGCGCTCAGCGGGCACCTCAACGTGGCCAGCCATCGGCATGTCGCCATCAGCCAGCATGTTCGGCGCCAAGACGACGTAATGGCCAGCCCAGCGGCCAGCCAGAATACCCTCGATGGAAGGCTGGTTGTCGGCCAGGTGGAGCCGGACGCGGCGCTTGCCGCGAACCTTCCATACTAGGCGCATGATCCATACTGGCAAGGTGTCTCCTAATCAAGCTCGATGGCCAAGCCATCAAGCGTCTCGATGTGGTTGGAACTGACGCGCTCTATGCCCGCCTGGTCGCGGCGGTCGTAGTAATCTTTGGCGGCCTGGCGGCGCTCAGTGGCGCGGAACTTTGACCAGTGCTCAAACTCAACCTGGAGCGTCCCAGGTGGCGACACGTCTAGTTGCGTCTGAGGTCCCCAGAGGGCGCGCCAGCCCCAGCGGGCGTCGGGGTCAGGGTAGGCGTAAACGTAGTGCGCGCCCCTGACGGTCAAGCCGCGTATTGCGCGGAAGAAGCAAGTGTGCGGGCAGCGGCTCAGGCTAGGTAAGTCGGCGCCCGCCATGGTGTCTGGGTCGTAGCGCTCCATGAGCGTAGCGTCGTAAGCGTCGTAGTCGCCAGTGGCCAAGTCGGCGCGCACCTGGACGGGGTCAAAGCTCGTGAGAATGTGGTCAACGTCAATCACGACGTACCAGTCCTCAGCGGTCGTCATGGCTTCCGCGAGGCGGAAGTGAAACGCGCGCTTCTCAACCTCATTCCCCAGCCAAGGCGTAGCCGGTACATGGATGCTGAAGCCAACGCCAGCGGCGTGGCAGGCGCGCGCTATGGCGTCATGCGCCTCTACGCCTGAGCTGGCGCCGTCAGCGTCGTAGAGGACGTAGGCGCCATCAAGGTAGATGATGTGGTCAACCAGGCGGGCGGTCGCGGCGGCGTGAGCCGCGAGCCAGGTGGGCGACTCATCGTAGAATGAGCAGAGCGCTATGAGTTTCATCCTAGTAGCACAAAGCCTTCCTCGTTCTGCGCGGCGACTGAACGCCAGGCGCGCCAGGTGGCCATCACGGACGCTACGCAAGCGTCAATCCTCTTGGTTTGGTCTATCTTAGAGACCCGCCAGCCGCGGTCGGTTTTCTTGGCAGCGGTGGCCTCAACGTGCGCGGCCAAGACGGGGTCGCCGTTATGAACCAGGCGGCGCTCGCTGGCGCTGGCGAACCACTCCTGGTAGGCGTCGGCCATCGCAGCTGATGACTGGTGAAGCGGCGCCACGGTCAAGCCCTCACTAGAGAGCGCCTGGGCGCTTCGCTCAAAGAAGCGCGGGTCAAACACAAGCTCCCGGACGTCGTAGGTGGCGGCCAGGCTCCGGATGTATTCCTCAACGCCAGCCAAGTCAACGCGGCCAGTGTCAGCGTACTCGTGAGCTGGCACGTCGGGGACGGCGCTCCAGACGTGGGACGTGACCGCCACGCGGTTGCCGACTACCCAGGCCATGCTCACGGCGGTAGTGTCGTGAACCAGGCCAACGTCAACGCCCAGGTAGACGGCGGTGCCAGGAAGCGGGTGAAGCTCAGGGTCTTCCATCTCTTCCCACAAGCCAGGCGGCAGCCAGGCGGTGCGGGTCGTTGTCCATTGGTTTAGGTGAAGGCGGCGGAAGGTGTTCTCGTCCATGCTCGGCGAGTCGAGTTGCTGGCGCAGCGTGTCGGCGGTGATCCAGGACGCGGGGTTGGCGCGCATCCAGGCTTCCTCGTCGTCTATCTGGGCGTCGGCGCCAGCCGTATACCAGTAGAACAAGAAGCCGCTATCCGCGTCGCTGGCCACGAGTAGCGAACCGTTCTCTCGCTCCTCCAAGTTTGGTAGCTCCATCGCGCTTTTATACAAGCGGCCGAGGACAGTGTCGCGGTCATAGCCAGCCGTCGTAATGGAAACGGTGAGCGGCTCCTCGCGGGCGCCGGTTGCGGTCTGCATGGCCGCCCAGAGTTCCTCCTGGCGCGGCGTCATCCAAGAGTGAAGCTCGTCGGCGACGATGGTAGAAGGGTTGAGTCCATGCTGGAGCTTCCCGTCCGCGGCGATGCGGCGAATCACTCCGTTGGAATCAGCGCACTTGATGACGTAACGCTGAGCGTCGAACCAGGTGTCCAGCAGCGGGTCGGACTCAGCGAAGGCGCGCGACTGGTCAAAGACGACGGCCGCCTGCTCCCTCGAGCCAGCGGACACAATCACGTCGGGCGACTGCTCGCCCTCAACGCTCGCCGACCACAACGCCAACGCGCTCAAGAGGCTTGACTTCCCGTTCTTTCGCGGCAAACCGATGAGCGCCTGGCGCACGATTCGCTTGCCGTTCTTATCAACCGCCAGCAAGTCATCAACCATCGTGGCCTGCCACGGCTCAAGCGTGAACGGCTGGCCATGCCAGCGCCCGATTGTATGCTTGATGAACCGCTCAGAGAACGCGCTGAAATGTTCAGCCGGATCAAGGTCGCCGCCCTGGCGGGAACTCATGTTCCGCCACTGCTCAACGCTGGCGCCAGCGGCCGCAACCAGGTGCGCATGCTCGTTGCGGCGGAAGGTGCCTTCGCGAAGGTGTTCGTCTAGGGTCTTGGCCTGGCGGCCGCCCGTCTTTTTCCCTTTAGCCATGGACGCTCCGTGGAATGAGGCCGTGTCGTCCGTCTAAGTCGCTAAAAAAAATCAGCGAACTACCCTGGGATTCCCCT